ATGAATGTGTTTGCTGTGAATTATAACGTCCTCAGGATCAAGGATGGTTTAGCTGGAATTTTATTCGGTAACTAAAGTATAGATGGGTAGAACAGCTAGGTTCGAACAGATTTATGTTGCAAGTCTAGAAGCAGAACCCGTTGAATCTGAAACTCTCACAGGAGTTAACAGTATTCTAACTAGAGAGATTGAAGCAAACGAGATTAAACTCATTGTTTCAGACGGTGTTAAAGGTCGTTTAGCCCTAGCAAATAACACTCCAACCAAACAATTTTCAGTAGGCGAAAAACTTTTTATTGATAAAGATGATGATATTGTTTTTGATCTTAAAACACGTGGTAGAGCTAGTCGTTTTTTCGTGGAAAACCAATTAGCTGTGGGTACATCTAACCCAACAAATGCATTTCAGGTCAATAGTGGCGCAACACCTAAAGTAATCGTCAGTTTGACAGGTCGTGATCTCATGTCCGTGTCTGGTAATCTTGTAGCTACAAATGTGATTATAAATGACAAACTTACTTTTGGATCAAATCTCTTAATTGATGGTTTATCGTCCAATATCATCACCGTGAATGGTGGTATGAAAACGTCAAATCTGAGTGTTGGCTCCAATGTGATACTTTCTGATACGGGTTATGGCAGTGCTGAGTATCCAAACAATGTAGCTGTCCTAACAGGTAATGTTACCATTGATGGTGGTATGTATATATACGGTAACACCCGAATGTATGGTAATCTTTATGTAAAGGAAACTGCAACATATGAACGTATCATAAATTTAGTTGTTGCCGACACAACTATCACATTCGGTCAGGGTAATGATGGTACAAATGATCCAACGCTTCTCTTTACACACGATCAAGACGAATCAAATGTTGCATTTGGTTTTAGAATTGGTGATAGAGGGAGGGAAATGGCTTTGTTCCAAACACCCGGTGGTCCATTAGATTCAACATTCACAGTAGATGATACGTTATCTACAAATCTTCACGTTTTTGGTGATATATATACATCCAATAATGTTGGAGTTGCAAATATACACCCAGTTCATAATCTTTGTGTAGGTTCTAACCTTTTTGTTGAAGATACAGGATCTAACGTTTTGGAAGTTTTTGGGAATACGTACACTGGTGCTCTGAAGGTGGGATCTGGTGGTATTTCTGTTGGAAATCTCCTCACTATGTTACCCGGTGCGGAAGCACCTGTGGTGATAAACAGTAATGTACAGATGAATGCTTTACGCACAACGGGTACAGCACCAACTGGTATATCCAATCTGACACCTACTAACATTCTGTCAATAGGTGCAAAGATATATGCTAACCTAACAGCTGCAAACACTCTCACAATTTTTGGTAATACCATGACAACAAATTTAATTACACAATCTATTAGTTCAACTTCCAATATAACGGTTCACGCTGACAGATATGGTGGTGATAGTCTTGTAAATCCACTTATCCTCAAATCTGGACCAACAGCTTCAAATGTGAGCTCTATAGATATATATGGTGCGAGTACTTCTAACACCCATCAAAACATTAGGTTTAAAACGAAAAACCGGGAACAGATGAGAATTTCATCATCGGGTAATATCGGTATTAATCATACAAATCCAACACAAAAACTTACTGTATGTGGAAACGTTCATACACAAGGTAGCAATGTAGTAATGTTTGGAAATACATGGGGAACCACCGGAAATACGTCTATGCAAATTCATTCTAACCCCGTGACAGGTGAAAATACAATTGAAAGTATTGTTGGTTCGGGTAAGGGTGTTAATTTCTATGCGAGTACAACATCTATTATGGGTACTCCAAAATTGTCCATATTGGAATCAAGTAATGTGGGTATAAACGTTGCAAACCCCATTGGAACACTTCATACATCGGGTGGTACAGTATTTATCAACGACCAAGTTGTAAATAGAAATAGTTATAACCATTTGGAGACACCTCTCGTCGTAACAAATTCCAGTGTGGTCACAAGTACAGATGATGATCGAGATGTTATGCAGTTATGCCGCGAGGGACCCGGTGATAGTTATGGTGTGAGGGCTACATTTAAACTTGGAAAACACAATATTGTGGATGAGGCATCTAGATCACAACTTGATATCTATCTCGCAGATGATAATTATAGTGATGAAATTGATATCCTAACTTTACGAAGTGATGGTAGAGTTGGTATTGGATCAACACAACCCGAAGCCTTCCTAGAAGTGATAAGTTCCGGAGTTGGAAATGCCAGACAAAATAGTTTAATGGTACATAATCACGCTGAAACACCAGGTGTTGCAGGTGATGCAATTATAGCTGCACAAACCGATGTACTTGTAGGTAATGCTTTTACCTCCTATATTCAATCTGAGGATGACACTAACCCCCGTGGGTGGTCGGTGGGTGTCACTGGTACTCGTGATTTTAGAATTACACGGAATATAAATAAAGTGAGTCAATCGGATGATGTTGGTATATACATAAATGGAAGTTCACGCAACGTGGGTATTGGCACAGATGTACCACGTGGTAAGTTAGAAGTTAACGGTAACGTTGTGATTGGTCAAGAACTTTCATTTAGTGGTTTAACTGGTGATGAATTTAGTAATACTCGAATTATTGAGAGACGTTATAACCCCGCTCAATCTAGAAATGAGTTACTTCTCTTTAAAGGTAATGACGGGTCTTCAGTTGACCAGGGTCCAGATAGAATTAGACACATCGCAGCTGAACATGTATTCCAAACATATACATCGTCGGGTGGAACACTTTATGGTAGTGGTAAAATATTAGAGGAAATGGATGGTCTTACCAATAAACCACTCGTTGTCACAGACGCGGGAAATCCCGGTATAGTTGTTGTTGGTGGTAATAGAAATACCGCTGATAATAGAGGTGCGAATACAAAATTAGTCGTCAATGGTGATATCGAGTTCGATGGTGGTGGTTCTTTCAAATTAACCGGTCTTGAGTTTTCAACAAGTGATTTGGGATTCAATATTATAAGGAGTAAACTTGATGGTGCAGCGCGCCGACCAATCACATTTGTTCACGAAGTTGATAATGAAAACGACTCGGAATTTGCTCGTTTTGATGAAAATGGAAGACTTGGTTTAGGTTTATCCTCGCCAACTTCCAATATACACATATATGACACAAATGAAGGTGATGTAAATATAATGAAACTTCAGAGTATTGGTAACGATAAACAAACAAATATACTTATATATACAAACGATGGTGAAGGTGGTTTTATTAGAGGATATAGTAACGTTGATGACAGTACAACTGGTCTCTGTTTAGGTGTAGCCAATAATAGTACGATCACAAGTTCACTTCATCTTGTTCATACGAGTAATGTAGGTGTTGGTACACCTACACCCGCTCGTCAGTTCCATGTTGTTGATCATAGACTTCCTATTGGTTTGACAGGTGTTATGAGAGTGGAGAGTATATTTTCGAATGCCAGTATAGAGCTTACAACTACTGGAGGTAACTCTAACATTTACGCAGATAGAACAGGTAATGTATACATACAGCCATCTTCTCCAAATCAGCCTACCACAATTGTAAAGAGTGATCTTTCAATTGAAGGTGCACTCGCGGTAGGCGGAAACATTGATTTCTCGGTAATTGCTGTAAATTTGGGTGGTAGAGGGGCTGCCACAGATCTTGAAATCGGTGGTGGTAGTATCATAGGCTCCAATGAAGTATCTCGTAAAACATATTCCAAGACTTTCTCTGTGGGGCAGGGTGACGCTAAAGATATTCAATTTATGTTTGGTAAAGGCACCTTCTACGCACATGTAACCATTATACTGAGAAGAACAGATAATTCAACAGTTGAAGATTCAAGTACCATGCGCCTCGATGTACAAGGTGGTACAGGTGATGAGTCACAACCAACTAAGGATTTAACACTTGGGCAATTGATGTTATTTGGTGATGACACAAATGCGTATCCATGGGATCCTGTAGTTTCAACTGGTCAGAGAGGTGTGAATATAGTTCCATATAACGTAGATTCGGCTCGCGAATACTCGTTCGATGTTTTCGTAGAACTAACCTCAGCGCGTGGAGGTAAACTTGAAAAAATAACCAGGCAACTTACACTTCCTGAAAGACTTGATAATGGTCTCGGTGGTCAGGTTGATATTGCCACTTTTAACTATTAATTTTACCATTCGGGGAAAACCCAAAGGTAGAATCAATTTAAAACAAATTTACGCCCTGATGGAATCAGAGACGGCTAAGAATATGACGCCAACAATGAAAGCCATGACGACGTAATTACACTCAGTTTCTTCGATGCCAGTTTCTGGCTTGACATCAACCTTCTTTGTGACGACGGGTTGTTCGTGTCGCACGGGAGGTTCCAGTTCCTCCAAAGGACAGTAACCTATCATTTATACTTTACTTAGAGATTAATTTCCGTTTTCTTCTTTCGGCGGGTTCTCTTTGGCTTGGATCCACCCACCGATACCTCTTTAACCTCACCACCAGTTGATTCTCCTGAAATGGAGATAATGTCAGATACATCGTCATCATCCTGATCAGGTTCAGGCGCGGTGTTGTTACTCCGCATAGTTGTATTCATAGGTGGAGGAGGTGGCATCATCACACCACCCATAAGACTGGAAATATCAATTCCTGGACCCTGCATCTCATATTGACCGGTGCCACCAACAGGTGCTGCATCAGCAGATCCAGATGGTGCACGAGTTGTGTTTTGAACGGCGGACATCATATTCTTGACCAGATCTGGGTTTTGCTTGAGAACATCGTTCATATTGGGCATCACAGACTTGAACATGCTGTTCGTGAGGTGGAACATCATCGCAGAACCACCCAACATCATAATAAGTTTGACTTCTGGCGCAACATTGACCTTAGATCTATACTTCACATAGAGCTCTTCAAATACACCATCATAGTCATCAACATTCTCCATTACCGACTCAGACCAACCATCGAGTTGTATCTCAAATGGGTTGTATCGTTTATTAAGGAACTCCAAGCCAGTCACACATGCGACAAGCATGCGTCTAGAGAACCTAACTGACTGTTCAACGTCAATACTGTATGTAATTCTCTTGACTTCTGTACGAAGTTCCTCAACATTAGAATATGCGTTCAACCTTTTATTGACAGCAAACCCCTTCTTCTCAAGCCGACCCAATTTATTAATGAGATCCGCCTTCTCTTCATCTACGGAATTGTACCCCTTAGATGGCGCCTCACTCTGGTGCCCCGGTCCTTCATCGTCGTCATCAAAGAACATTGGTTCGTCTTCACCATAGTCAATTTCATCCTCCATCTGTGGTTGAGCGGGAGTTGATTGTTTGTTTGGATTCACAAAGGCATCCATAGATTCCTGATGTTGCATTTGGGGTGGGGGTGGTCTGCTGACTACAGGGCGTCTCACAGGCTGAGGACGAGTAGTAGATATTTCAATTTCATCCATGAGGGCCTGTTCATCGGCATCTAGTTTCATAACATTAGTGCTTCCACGATCAATGACAATTTCTTCGTCCATCTACTCTCTATACGGAAACT